CGAGATTTCTGCCTGTCTCGTGGGCTCGGAGATGTGTATAAGAGACAGGTCAGATGATGGTGAACTGGATAAGCTCCGTGAAGAGTACGAATTGCTCTTTAACGAGAAGCCACACCATAACGCTAAAGCCGAAACGCTCCGAGAGAAGATCGCAGATAAGCGTAAAGAACTGGGCGTGTAAGCCTCGCGAATCCGACAAGGGGCTTCGGCCCCTTTATTGCAGGAGTGTATATGGAACTCGTAAACCTCAAAACCGGCACTGACAGCTACCAGGATGAGAGCGGAGAAACCAGAACTCGCGATGAATACCCGTGGGAGCTGTGCATCACTCTTAATAACGACACATTGAATAAGCTGAAGGCGCAACCTCAGGGCGTCGGAACAGAAGTGATGATAACTGCAAAGGCTGTTATTCGAGGCCTGTCTGCCAGAGAAACTGACGATGGTGTTAATCGCAGCGCCGATCTGCAGATCACTGATATGGCGATCGCTCCTGTTTCCAGGGATGTAGAAAAATCAGCGGCTGAAACTCTGTACGGTAACGGAGGTGAGTGATGGCCTCTGTAGTAGAGATCTGTAATCGTGCGCTGTCCAATATTGGCAACAGCCGCAGTATTAACAGCCTGACGGAAGCCAGCAAGGAAGCGGGGGAATGTTCGCTGCACTTTGAGGCCTGCCGTGATGCTGTTCTTTCTGATTTTGACTGGAACTTTGCTACCAAACGCGTGGCGCTTGCAGATACGAGCAATCCACCGCCTGACTGGGAATATGCGTACCAGTACCCGTCCGATTGTCTGCGCATTACTGAAATTATGCTTCCTGGTGTACGCAATCCAACAGCAGCAATGCGCGTTCAGTACGAAGTTGGTGCAGACACCAACGGAACAGGAAAGTTGATCTACACAGACCAGCCGCAGGCATGGCTCAAGTATGTCTCTCGCGTTTCAGATGTGAACATGTTTGATGCCATTTTTATGGAGGCGTTGGCCTGGCGTCTTGCGGCAGCTATTAACATGGCGCTCACTGGGAATGCAGACCTCGGTACGTTTGCCCTCAATATGTACAATCGCGTGATTCTTAGTGCTGGCTCGCATAGCCAGAATGAATCACAGGAACCACAGCCACCGGTTGACGAGTTTACCATTGCGAGGTTGTCCTGATGGCTATCAGTTGGATCCAGCCCAGCTTTGCCGGTGGTGAGATTGGACCGTCGTTGTACGGTCGTATCGACATGGCGAAGTACCAGGTGGCATTGCGCAAGTGCGATAACTTTATCGTGCGGCAGTATGGCGGCGTTGAGAATCGACCTGGTACGCGTTTTGTCGGTGCCGCCAAATACCCAAATCGGAAATGCCGCCTGATCCCGTTCCAGTTCTCGACGGTTCAGACTTATGCTCTGGAGTTCGGACACCAGTACATGCGCGTTATCAAAGATGGTGCGTTGGTGCTGAACAGCAGCAATGTTATTTATGAAATTGCCACGCCATATACTGAAGCCGATCTGTTCCGAATTAAATTCACGCAAAGCGCAGACGTGCTTACGCTGGTTCATCCGGCATACCCGCCGAAAGAGTTGCGCCGCTATGCGCATGACAACTGGCAACTGGTTGATGTGGTAACGAAGAACGGGCCATTTGAAGATATCAATATTGACGAGTCAGTGACGGTTTATGCCAGCGCCAGCACCGGGACAATTACGTTAACGGCAAGCGCCTCAATTTTTGGCGCGGAGCAGGTAGGCAAATTGTTCTATCTGGAACAGCCTGCAGTGGATTCTGTGCCGGTATGGGAAACCAGTAAGAGTACGTCGATTGGCGATATTCGCCGTGCAGACAGTAACTACTATCGCGCCGTTACAGCAGGCAAAACAGGCACTTTGCGCCCTTCGCATACAGAAGGCACATCATGGGATGGCTGGGGCGGATCCGGTGATGATGATACCGGCATTGAGTGGGAGTATCTGCACAGTGGTTTTGGCATTGCCCGTATCTCTGCTGCAAATGGAACTACTGCAACTGCCGAGGTGATTTCCTATATCCCTTCGCAGGTAGTTGGCGAGGATAATGCCAGCTATAAATGGGCTAAATATGCCTGGAACAGTATTAACGGTTATCCTGGCACTGTTGTTTATTATCAACAACGCCTTTACTTCGCCGCATCGACTGCGTTCCCTCAGACTATCTGGGCCAGCCGTACCGGGGATTATAAGGATTTTGGCAAAAGCAATCCTACGCAGGATGACGACAGAATTATCTACACCTATGCCGGGCGTCAGGTTAATGAGATCCGTCACCTGATTGATGTTGGTTCGCTGGTGGCGCTGACTTCCGGAGGTGAGTACGTCATCACTGGCGACCAGAACAAAGTGCTTACCCCATCATCATTTGCATTCAGCTCTCAGGGATCAAATGGCTCGAGCAATGTCCCACCAATTGCCGTGGCGAATATTGCTCTGTTCGTCCAGGAGAAAGGCAGTGTTGTCCGTGATCTGGCCTACTCATTCGATGTTGACGGCTATCAGGGGAACGACCTGACCATCCTTGCCAATCATCTTTTTCAGAAGCACAGCATTGTTGACTGGTGCTTCTCGATTGTCCCTTACTCCAGCGCCTTCTGCATTCGTGATGACGGTAAATTACTGGTGATGACCTATTTGCGTGATCAGCAGGTTTTTGCATGGGCACCACAATCCAGTACCGGAAAATATGAAAGCACATGCAGTATCAGCGAAGGCAATGAAGATGCGGTGTATTTCGTCGTTAACCGAACCGTTAACGGGCAAACAGTGAGATACATAGAGCGACTGTCCAGCCGTTTATTTACCAGCGATGAAGATGCTTTCTTTGTTGATTCTGGCCTTAGCTATGATGGAAGAAATACGTCTGACAGAACGATGACCATCACTGGTGGTTCTGGTGAATGGGATTACCGTGCGGAATATACAATCAGTGTTTCTGGTGGTGCGTACTTCACCAGTAGTGATGTCGGCGCGCAACTACAGTTCCCTTATACCGGAACTGATCCTGATACTGAAGTGTCAAAAGAATTACGTTGCGACATTATTTCTGTAACCAGCAATACCGCTGTAGTGGTTCGTGCTAACAGGAACGTCCCGCCATCCCTCAGGAATGTGGCCACCACGAACTGGCAGATGGCGCGCCGGACATTTGGAGGCCTGTCTCATCTTGAAGGCCAGACCGTAAACATTCTCTCTGATGCGAACGTGGAACCACAGAAAGTGGTTTCCGGAGGTGCCGTCACGCTGGAATCACCTGGGGCTGTAGTGCACATCGGCCTGCCAATAACTGCTGAATTCGAAACACTGGATATCAACATTAACGGACAGGAAACGCTGCTGGACAAAAAACAGGTGATCCCGTCCGTTACTCTGGTTGTGAATGCCAGTCGTGGCATCTGGGCGACTACGCCCGGCGGTAAATGGTACGAATATCCACAGCGTGAATTCGAGTTCTACGATGATCCTGTTGATGACGCTACCGGAAAAGTAGAAGTGAAACTGGACAGTAACTGGGGCAAAAACGGACGTGTAAGAATCCGTCAGCTTGACCCGTTGCCGCTGTCTGTTCTTGCCGTTATTCCTCGTCTTACTGTTGGGGGATTCTGATGATCGATGTTCGAATTATTCCCGCCACCGAAGAGCATCTTCAGATGATTTTGCCGGATGTTCGTCAGGCTGATATTGACGAACTGTATGCGGTATCGCTGATGACTACCGAAGATGCGCTGCGTGTTGGTCTTCGCACTGCGACTATGGCCTGGTCAGGGTTCGCGAACGGAGAACTGGTAACCATGTTTGGTGTATCTCCGGCGTCAATGATCGGTGGCAATGGTACACCCTGGCTGGTCGGAACCAGCCGTATTGAAAAATATCAGAAGACATTTCTTCGCCACTGCCGACCTGTATTGCAGCAGATGCTGGCAGTTTATCCGCGCCTGGAAAACTACGTCGACGAGCGAAACCATGTTGCCAAAGCATGGCTGCACTGGCTTGGATTCAGGCTTGAAGAAGCCGCGCCTTATGGTGCTCTTGGTCTTAATTTCCACAGATTTCACATGGAGAGAAAATAATGTGTAACCCAGCCATCGCTTTGGTTGCCGTCACAGTGGCATCCACAGCAGCGTCAATGTACAGCCAGAGCAAGCAGGCAAAATACCAGTCAGCCGTAGCTGATCGGAATGCTGAAATTGCTGAAGCTCAGGCACAGGATTCAATCAATCGTGGGAATATTGAAGCGGATCAGCGTCGTCGTGAAATGCGTCAACGCTCAGGCACTGCGGCGGCCACTATGGGGGCTACCGGTGCGGAATTAAGTAGCGGAACAGCTCTTGACGTTTTTGCGGATAATGCTCAGTTCGGCACTCTTGATGCGTTAACGACAGTGAATAATGCTCAGCGTGAGGCATATGGGTATCAGGTTCAGGGAATGAATGCTCAGGCACAGGGGGCTGCTGCTCAGTCGGCTGCTAAATCATCGATGACCAGCACTTTGTTAACGGCACCACTAAAAGCATACGGTGCGTACCAGATGTTTGGTGGGACGTGGAGTCCGTTCTCTAAAGGAAGTACATCTAGTGGTGGGACGCCAATGTTATCTAACTCAGGTTTTATGAATTCTGACTCCAGATTCAAAATAGGAGGTTACTGATGCCTGTTGTTCCTACTACATCCGGACGCCAGGTGCAAAGTCGTGGTGTGCAAACCGGTGGTTTTCAGACCTTCGATGTTCCTCAAGCAGGTCAGGTGCTGGCGAATGTCGCAGATCAGTATGCGGTGGCATATGGTGAAGCTAGGCAGAAAGCGAATGTTGCTATGGCCCAGGAGGCGTTACTGCAATTTAACCAATTTGCAGATGACCAGATTAACAACCCTGAAAATGGGCTGATTTCTAAACAGGGTAAAAACGCTCTTGGTCAGAGTGACGCTGTTATGAAAAATATGCAGGAAAGGGCTCAGGCATTATTAGGCTCAATTCCTGAAAGTGAGGAAAGGAATAAATTATCCTTTCAACTCCAGCAGTCTATGCAGTCTTATTACAATCAGGCACGTCGATATGAAGTTGGGCAGTTTCAGCAATTCCAAGATCAAACGTATTTGTCAGGAAATGCATTGGCTGTCACTCAGTCTGCGGGGCTATATAGCGATAACCAAGCATTTGTCGATTTAGCCAAGCAGCGATTTGAATCTATTGATCAATACGCTGATGCGCATGGGCTTCCTGATGAGTGGCGTGTTCAGCAGAAAACTCAGCTCAAGGAACAAATGGGGCAGCAAGCATGGATAGGAAATATCGCTCAAAAATACAACGAGTTTCTTCAGGTTAATGGAGAGCCAGGGGATCTTGATGGTGTGAGTCGTGCAATATCACATGGTAATTCATTGGATGCTCGTGGTTTACGTAATAATAACCCTGGCAATATTGAAGCGAGCAAATCTAACCCGTGGGAAGGTCAGATCGGTAGCGATGGACGTTTTGCAACGTTTGCTACCCCTGAGCATGGAATCCGCGCGTTGGGTAAAAATATGTTGTCTTACCAGCGTCAAGGCTATGACACCGTTAGCGAGATTGTTAATCGCTATGCTCCGGCTAGTGATGGTAATAATACTGATGCTTATATTAGGGCATTGTGTAGTGAGCTTGGTGTTGGGGAGAATGATCAGCTTGATATCTCTAACCCAAAGACACTAGCTGCTTTATGTGCTGGGATTATTAAACACGAAAATGGCAGTATGCCTTATAGCACCGAACAGCTTGAAACTGGTATCTCGGCAGCCCTTGGTCTAACTAACCTTGATTCACCTAAGCGTTATACGGGCAATGCGGCATTTGACGCTATGAGCCCTCAAATGCAAATACAGGCATTGAGGCAGGCTAATGAGCTGAGAAATCAGTACCGCCAGCAGTATGCGGACCAGCTTAGCACCGTAGTTAAAGATGCATATTCAGCCCTTGATGAAGGATTGAAACCTGAGAAGTTACCTTCTGAGGACGATTTTATCCGGGCCAATGGTCCGCGCATTGGCGCTATGAAGTGGAAGGATATGCAGGCGCAGATACAATATGGAGGTGTCATTGGTGCCGCTAAAGACCTCACTCCAGAAGGACGACAAGACATTCTTGAACGTTTACGTCCACAGGATCCAAACGCTCTTGGATTTGCAGCTAACCAGCAACGCTGGGAGAAAATGCAGGCCAAATTTAAAGAGATGGATAGGGAGTGGGAGATTCAGCAGGGAAGAAACAGGTTCGTGTCTTCAATGCAAAATAACTTCCCGCTGGACCCTAACGACAAAAACAATCAGGCAGCGGTAGACCGTTATTTCGCGCAGGATATCGCGCCTTCGTTTTCCATATCTGATCCGCAGAGCATCAATACACTGGTCACCGTCACAACTAAAAGCGGCATGATACCAACTCAGGTTAAAACAATGCTTAACAGTGGAGCAACATCAAGAGATCCTGCGCTGGTTGTCCCGATGGCAAAATTCTACGGTCAGTTATTCGATAATAATCCGGCGGCAGCGGCAACACTTGATAAAAGTACGATGGCATTTTACGGCAAGGTTTACGATTATTCCCGCGCTGGCGTGCCGGAGGATAAGGCTGTTGATATGGCTTACAGCCAGGTGTTCCAACAGGATGACCGAATGAAACAGATGCTTTCCACTGCCATGCGAGACAAAAAATATGTCGCGGCGAGGGCAACTGCTGCACAAAATAACGCCAGCAGTCTGACTTCCTTTGGTTCGTGGTCTCCGGATATTACCGATCCAGGAAAATCAAATGCGGCCTATCAGCGAGATTACCAGACAATTTACGATGCTAACTTTGTACAGACAGGTGGCGATGCAGAACAGGCTGAGAAAATGACCAATGCCATGATCAGAACCACCTGGGGAGTTTCTACAGTTAATGGCAAAGCAGAGGTTATGAAGTATGCACCTGAGGCATTGTACGGAGTAAATAATGGTGCTGGTAACTGGATACAGGGGCAGTGGGAGCAGGAAAAACGCGAGCTTAAATCAAAATCCTTTGGCGGTCCTCGCAGTGATACGGACTTAATACTTGTTTCTGATGGCCTTACGGCAAGGGATAGGAGTTATGCTGTTATGGTTTTACAGCCTGACGCAAACGGAGCGATAGAACCGAGAAATTATATTGGAGAAAATGGTCTCCCTGTTCGTTTCAAGCCGGATCAGCTGACATCTCCAATGTACAGGCAAACCATTCAGTTCCAGCAACAGCGTGTTGATGAGGCTAGAGTGCGGAGAGAAGGCAATCCGCTGCCGCAGTTCAGCAATAAAGATGGATATACTCCTCCAGATCTGACCAAACCATTCGGTTATGGTTCAGCCAATTACCTTCCGAGCAATATATACGCAGGGGGCAAATAATGCCGATATATGAACAGGATCCTAAAGAGTTGCTTGGCGAGGATATTCAGCAAATAGCAGCACCTGATGACAGTAATTTCTATATGGAAACACCTTCTTTGCTTTCTGCTGTGAACCCATTTACCAGTGATCAACGCGTTCAAAGGTCTAGACAAGCAGCATTTCGTATAGATAACACGCTGGGTAGCTTTATTGCCAGTGCTCCTTTCAGTCAGTTTGACAGGGTTGAAGGATATAACCCATTTGATAACGATGCAGCAGATATTAAAGGCTATGAAGATTTTGCAGATTCGTTTATCAACTCCGGTTCGCATGAAGAAACAATGGCAATTAAACATCGAATCGATAAGCAAAGAACAGATAGAGAATATCTATCTGAAATGGGTGGTGCTGGTACTATTTCAAGCTTAGCAATGGGAATGATAGACCCGGTTAATGTGGCTGCAATGTTCATCCCTGTAGGGGCGGTAGCGCGTGGAGGAAGTATTGCTGAGACGGCAGGGCGTTTTGCCCTGGCGAATGCTGCTGGTGGGGGAGTATCAGAAGCCGCATTACAGGCCACTCAGGAAGCTCGCTCACCGATGGAGAGCGTATCGAACGTTGTTGTTGATGCTCTCGTTGGTGGGATCCTTGGTGCTGGTGCACAGCTACTTGCTGGACCTAGCGCGCGCGAGGCAGTGGTTAACTCAGTAGGTAATCATTTGCGAGGTATGGATTCTCCTCAAAGCATTGGTGCAGCTCAGGTTTTCAATACCACACTCGATCAGGAACAGCTCGCTGGACTTGGACTTGCTAACAAAACGTTGAGTGTCACTCCTGCTGGCCGCTTGGCGCAATCACCATCTCTTGTCTCCCGTCAGATTAACCAGCAGCTTGCCGAAAATAACTATTTCTTCGCCAAAAATGATGAGGGGTTGGCTACGTTTACGGCAGTCGAGACTAAGATTAAGCAATACGACGCCATGCTTTATAAGCAGATGGAAGCTACTCGTGATGCTTACCAGCAGTACAGCAAATCTGTCAGCGCCCGCGGCGTGAAGAGGATGAACTTTATTGATTTCAATGAAGCTGTTGGCATGGCTATGCGCCGTGGTGATCAGAGTGATATTCCTGAGGTTTCACAAGCAGCCGCCAGAATCCGCCCCATTTTTGAGACCACAAAAGCCCGTATGCAGGAATTGGGGATCCTTCCTGAGGATATCGATGTCGTGACGGCGAAGAGTTATCTTCCCCGCATTTATAAGTTCGATAAGATACTTTCCGACCGCACTGAATTCAGAGGGCGAATTGCCAACTGGATACAAGGGATTAGTGCCAAAGGTGCTGACAAAGCAGGTCAGCGAATTGAAAAGATAAATTCATTGCTAAAAACTGCAGAGGAATCAGCACCGCGCGCTGATGCTCTCGCTAGTGAAATCGCTGAAGCGGAGAAATGGTCTGGTAAAAAAATTCTACTCATGGAAGAACTGGATAAACGAAATAAGCTTATATCTCAGGAGACTGACACACAGGCGCGTCTTACAAGAATAGAAAAAGAGTTGGCCGAGACTTCATCAGAAAAACTTCAGGCAAGAATGATGAAAGAAAGCTCTGACCTTAAAACACGCCTTGATGATATAGCGCAGGCAAAGAGTGAGCTTCCTGTCTATCAGCGCCATATGGAGTTGCTGGATAATCCACGGAAATATCGTTCTGAGCTTCGCCGACTGCAAAAACGGGCAAATTCAACCACAAGGCTGAATGCAAGCCGCGAGCGAGCACTGAAGCAGATGGAGCCTCTATCCCGAGAGGAAGCAGAGGACGCTGCTGACGAGATCGTGAATAAAATAATAGGCGCACCTTCCGGGCTTGTACCAGCCGATATTATCCCAGAGAGACTCGTTGGTCGGGCTGGTTTCACTAAAAGCAGAACGCTGCTTATTCCTGATGAGCGTATAGAAGATTTTCTTGAATCAGATGTTAACTACATCATGGAAAGTTATCTCCGGCAGGTGGCACCAGAAATTGAGCTGACTGCGCAGTTTGGCCGTAAAGATATGGGGGAGCAAATCCGTCAGGTTAGTGAGGAATATACCCGGCTAATAAAAGAGGCTAAAACACCTAAACGACGTGCAGTTCTTGAGAAGCAACGGGAGGCTGATATTAGGGATATTACGGCTATGCGTGATCGACTGCTTGGTACTTACGGTGCACCTCAAGATCCACGCAGTTTCTTTGTTCGTGCCGGGCGAGTTGCTAGGAATATTAACTTCCTCCGTTTGCTTGGTGGAATGACTGTCTCCGCTGCAACTGATCTGATGCGACCGATGATGCAGCATGGCCTGAGAAAATCTCTCGGACCAATGGTAAGCATGCTTAAAAATATGGACTCAGTGAAAATTGCAACCAGGGATTTGCGAGAAATGGCAGTTGGGCTTGATTATGTCCTGTCTACGCGTACAAAGGCTATAGCGGATCTTACTGACCCCTATAGCCGGAGAAGCGCCGCTGAGCGAGGTCTGAACTGGATGACGCAGAAATTCGGTAACTGGACGCTGATGAATCAGTGGAACAGCGCACTTAAATCATGGTCTGGGATGATAGTGCAGTCGAGGATACTTGACGCGGCTCGCCAAGTTTCTGCTGGTGGCACGCTCTCCAAAAGTGAAATGCGGAAGATGGCACAGGTCGGCATCAATGAAGATGTTCTGCGCCGAATCGGGGAGCAATTCGGGAAGCACGGAGAGGATATGGACGGGCTGTTAACCGGGCATAGTCATCTGTGGGATGACCGTTTCGCTAGAGAGATTTTCCAGTCTGCAGTGCTGAAAGATGTAGACTCAGTGATTGTAACGCCTGGCGTAGGTGATACACCGCTGTTTTTTAGTAAAGAAGGCTGGAAGATGATCACGCAGTTCAAAACGTTTATCTTCGCACAGCATAACAGGGTGCTGGTATCTGGTATCCAGCAGGGCGATGCTGCATTCTATCTTGGTGCGCTTGGCACGATTGCGCTTGGCTCAATGGTCTATATGATGAAACAGAAGTTAAGCGGTCGCGATATCGACTACAGCTGGAATAACCTTGTGAAAGAGGGGATCGACCGGGGCGGAATGCTTGGCTGGCTCTCTGAGCCGCTGAATACCGTTGAGAACATAAGCGGCGGTAGGTTTGGTCTTGGCGCGATGTTTGGTGCGCCTCCGGTATCAAGGTTTCAGAGTCGTAATGCTATTGGTGCTTTACTTGGTCCTACCTTTGATCTTGGCGGTGATGCCGCGACGGTTGCAAATGGTGTACTTAACGGAGAATTTGACAGCCAGCAAACCCACGCTGTCCGTAAAATGCTACCTTTTCAGAATCTGTGGGCGATATCACCATTACTAAATAAAGTTGAAGAGCAGATGAAATAGGATGAAAAAAATAAATTTGTTTTTTGGCATAGTGCTTTCAATAGTCTCTGTAAATCCTACAGCTGCCAGTTCATTGCAATGCAATAAGGATAACTTTGATGCATGCAAAACGTGCGAACAATTATCAAAGGCTATCGACTTAAAAGAACCTAATCGTGGCGATTACTATAGAGGGGCTTTATGGAATGGGCTTTACGCCTCTTATGTAATTAATTGCCCTGTGGTTGCAGAGAAGTTACTGAGCCATGGTGCTATACCATCATATGGCGGATATATGGGGTCTATGGGGGCGGTTCTGACAGGAAAATGGCCTCATAACAATGAATCAATAAATCTTTCATGGGCAGATTTGCTTATAAAACATGGATTTGATGTTAATAGGCATACGGGGAATTATAAATCAGCTACTGAAGTATGGGCTATAGATAAAAAACAGATTGAATATAAGTCAGTTTTTGACAAGTTAATTCAATCCAGCGAAGTAAAACCACTCGATCCTTCAAGAAATTTAGAATGGTGTGCGTCTGAAGGGTATCGCTCAGTTGTCGTTTATTCCCTTAACTCATGTATAGAAAATGCTATAAAACGTTTGGATGACGGTGTTTCTTCAGCGTCTGATATTTCATCAGCAGCCGTAAATTCCTGTACTAGCGATGTAGAAAATTTCAATAAGCATTTGGCATGCAAAGCAGCTGTTAAAGAAAACTCTGATAAAGAGAGAAGCAACGTTTACCAGTTATTAACCAGTGATAGTCAAATGAATAAAAATGTTATTGATATGCTGAAGGAAAGAAATATTGAAACGGTTCTTGAATTTAGAGCTGAAAATCGATCAGCGAAAACTGCACAGTGATCAAACAGGCCGCTTTCGCGGCCTTGTTTTTAACGAATGCCACCGCCGCCTGGGTGGGAATCCGCAGACACAAAAAAGCCCGCGCCGCGGGCTATTCTTCTTCATCATAAAAAAGCGGATTGTCGTTTCCATCTGATGAAAGGAAAGGTATGTGTTCTCTTGAAAATCCAACAACGACAATTTCATTATCATTTTTTGCATAATGAATGCATTCATTAGAATGCATTCCGCCAGGGTTGAAATTTAAGTTAATGGTATAATTCTTAAATGTGTTTGGATACCATGTTGGCCCACAATGATAATGCCAATAATTCTCTTGCTCATAATTGTCTGAGCCGGGAATTTTATCATGGTTATCATCAACCCACGATGGCTTGTTTTTTCCAACAAGCGCCCTTCCATTGGCAACATCTTCTAAAAACCTTTGTATGATTTTTATTTCATCGTCAGTAAGGAAAGGTCCGTCTACAGCGAAAGGGGTGTTGCTTTCCCCATTTAGAAAACTATTAGATATTCTAATGTTAAACTTCAAGACAAACTCCTAATGTGCTTCTATTTGGAGCGAAATGCCGCCTTGAAGTCGCTGAAAGATGTTCCTGTCTGGTAAACCATATCCTTGTCGCGCTCTTTGCTTGCGCGGCCAAGCATAACTTTTCCAATGACATCCCAGCATTGCTTGGCTTGTTCATTGTGCTGAGTACGATTTTTCAACGCTGTCATATCGCGCCTCCTTTACCTTTAAGGTAATAGTACGCTATTCACCCACAGTCTGCAATCTGTACAGAATTATTTAAAGGCACATCCCTGTGCCGCCGTTCTGTCAGAAGAACCCTGCCTTGTCGTTGATGTACTCCGCGTGCGTCTGGATATCACGCAGGCATTTGCTCACACCGACGATGTAGCAGAACATGGTGGTCAGTTCCGCCGCCGCGCCCGATACATCATGCCCGTCGTCCTGCAACTGATTCAGCAGATTCATCAGCAATGAGTTCTCCGTCAGGCCGAGAACACCCGACGGCGAATGAATCAGACTGCGGTAGCCTGGCTTCAGTGGGGCACTGTAGGTTTTGTTCTCTATCTTCATCGCCTGCATTACTGCTGACGCCGTGGCGTTGGCTACCTGGTCGGCAACCATCTTTATGCGCTCTTCCTGCGGGAGCGAGTTTTTAATGTAGCTTCCGGTGCGGCGGATCTGAGGAAGAACCTCACCTGTAACCCATTTGCGAAAGCGGTAGGGGATAGTGCCTGGTGTCACTGCGTCGCGGCAGCGGAGGATCAGTGTGTAGAGGCCTGACTCGTTGATAATATTGGTTTCGCCTTGACGGCCTAAGTTAAATTTAGCCCTTTCATCATCATCAAGAGATTTTATTGACATAGTGGGGTTTGTCAGTTGAAGAGCTTTAATAACGTCTTTGGCAACAAACCAAGGATTTCCATCAATAACAATGGCTCGAATGGTTGCTTCTGATTCAAAATGAAAAACAGATGGGGTTACGTTAGCAGTCATAGTGATCACCTTTGTAGTTAGGTTAATCACCACTACCGACGCCAATCGGTTGGTGGTGAACTGTGCAGGGTTGGCGTAACCGGCTACAAAGGACCCGGCGCACCTTTCGGTGCCCCCACACAGCCCACCATAGAATAGGTGCGCTTTACACATAAAAAAACCGCTTATGCGGCATATGTGCCTCTGTAGTAATCCGGGACGCCAATCCCGGCACTGGATTTTGCCAGTGCCCGATTACTATGGCACAAGAGGAGTGCAATGTAAATTTACCGTAAAGGTAATGATAAGCGCGAAGAAACATTAAAATCAACCGTATTTGGTTGATTGCGTTTAACGCTTGATCACCTGAAAGCAAGATATTACCTTTAAGGTAATGTTATTGTGAGGAAAAGCAATGGAAGTTTTCTGGATAGTTGTTGGTGTGGTTGCGGTGATTATTTACGTTATCAACCAGAACAAGACTAAGATCTCTGATCGTACGGTCGTTAATCATAACAAAACGATAAAGACCGAAGATGGGGAGATAACGATTAATCGTACACAGGTGATAGAACACACCTCTACTCAGTTTCAAAAAACTGGAGGTAATGCGCCTAATATTTCCGCACCTCCTGCTTATGATAGTGCGGTAATCCAGACATATTATAAACAGCAGGAGTTAGCAAAAGAGAGGCAACTGATTCAGCCAAAGCCGTTTACAGCTGAGATTCCACCTGGAGTGTCAACGCGTCCGGCATATCATGGAAGATTCCCTGGTGATGACATATCGTCTCAGTCATCTAAAAAAGCACCTCAGGCAATATCAGAGCCAGCAAGAATACCTTCTGTATCGCTGCCAAAAGAAGAATCAGCTAACAGAGTTTCAAGTGGTAGCAAGCAGTGCTTGCGATGCAGAATAAACCTTCCATATGAAAAATTCAGGAAATCGTCAAAAAATCCAGATGGATTGACTAAATGGTGTGCAAGGTGTCTCGATGGCCCAAAGAATACACGCCATATGAAGTGGTGCCCAATTTGTAATGTCCGCAGAAAACGAACCAGCTTTTACCCTAATAATCAAAATGCGGACGGCTTAATGGCATGGTGCAAAACGTGCTGGGATGAGCACAAAGCGAAACGATAGGCCGCTCTTGCGGCCTTTAAATTTACCGGGTTTGTTTTCGTAATTGTTCGGCACAATAGTCGAGATGTGTTTGCAGATCCCGCATAGACATCTGTGAGCTGGTGACGTAGTTAATCAGTGCAGTCAGTTCGGCAAGTGGGCCATCGACATTAAATCCATCCTTATCGAGATCCCGGAGTAATTTCATCAAGTGCGATCCCTCCACCAGTGACCTGACGCCTCCCGGCGTGTGAATCCTTTCGGTAAATCCGTCTTCCAGTGGATAGTGATACTGCTGCATCTTATCTTCTCCATGCAATAACTGTATATTTATACAGTAGCAAATAATTTGTTTGCTATCCAGCACGTTTTGCAAATTACCCGAAAGGTAATATCTATTCATATTCACAGTATTTCTATCCATATGTGGTTTTTCAGGTAATAGAATAACCGGATATGCGGCGCAACGGGTGCTGCGACTATCTGGAGATTTAACATGACGGTCTCAACCGAAGTTGACCACAACGAATACACAGGTAACGGCGTTACGACATCATTTCCGTATACCTTTAGGGTTTTCAAGGAATCTGATCTGGCAGTACAGGTGGTTGACCTTGACGAAAATATCGCTGTGCTGGCTCTTGATACTGATTACACTGTCACTGGGGCTGGTGGATATAATGGCGGTAATGTAATTCTGTCGAAGGCGTTAGCTAACGGTTATCAGATTTCTATATCACGAGAGCTACCGGTTACGCAGGAAACTGATCTGCGAAATCAGGGAAAGTTTTTCGCTGAGGTGCATGAAGACGCGTTAGATAAGCTGACGATGCTGATACAGCAAGTCCGCAGTTGGTTTAGCCTGGCGCTGCGCAAACCATCATTTGTGGCAAACTATTACGATGCTTTGAATAATTACATCCGCAATTTGCGCGATCCTTCCAAGCCTCAAGATGCAGCTACAAAGAATTATGTTGATAATATTGTTAATGTGAATATTAACAGGACATTACGGGTTCCAGATAATTTTATTGAACCACTTCCTCCAGTTCATTTACTGGAAGAAACTGTCATTGGTATCGTCAATGGTAAACCTATAGGTGTACCTGTGCCTTCTGGCAGTGCCGCAGATGTTCTTCTGCAATTATCTAGCGCAGGAGAAGGAAAAGGTGATGCATTAATTGGTGTAAGGCAGCCATTTGCCTGGGCTGTAACTATAACTCAGCATGAAAACAATGCTCTTTTCTTAAATGTAAAACAATTCGGAGCAATTGGGGATGGGAAATATCATCCATTATCTGAGAGGTTTTCTTCAATTTCTGAAGCAAAATCCTTATATCCTTTTGTTGACTCATTATCTCAGTCAATAGACTGGGCCGCGTGGCAAGCTGCCATTAACACAGGAAAGGTTATTTATGGTACTGATAATGCGTATGTAATAACGGATACGTTAACACCTGTTTCTGGTGGTGGGATAATTGGTCTTGGTGTGGGCAAATGGGTCTCTGGATATACTGCAACATTTGCTCCTGATATTACCACAGGGACCACATTCCTGATGTACGGGGTAGGAAATAAAAAATATACTGTAGATTGTGTTTCTAATATGGATGTTAGTGGTGGTGTGGTTTCTAATCCATCTTCCGAAGACCCGTATACAACAACGGCACCTGCGTCATCATATGATTTATTGGATTTTACTAACGGTGATGCTAATGGGACTACAAGAGCCACGCTTAAACCATTCTCTGCCGCAATATTGATGCCTGAGACAGGATGTGTTCGCCTTGAGAACTTTCGTGTTGTTCCATATTTCAATGGGCTGGATGGTTATAAAGACATTGCAAATACCGGTCTTGGCGATGAGTGGGATGTAGGTATTTGGTCACGTGCGTCTTTTGGCAATGAATACCGCAATTTGCAGGTGGTTGGATACTGGCGCAAGACGGCACTTTTAAAAACGAACATTCCTGTATCTGGCACGCTGGCCGCTCAGGGCGAGGATGAAAACTATTATCACTGTAGATTCCAGGGATTCAAGGGTATTTCGATCCGCGCCCATGATGTATTCCGAATTACAGCGGTAACGTCCAGCACTATCGAAATCCCATGGTCAGCAAGCCACACCTTCGAAACGTCCGGGGTTTTAAGATCTGGAGGCAGGAATTTCACTTATTCAGGATTATCCGTATCCGGTGATAAGTTAGTATTTACTGGAGTGTCTAACGCTTCTGAGGCAACAGTAGGTTCTACTATACGGCGAAATGACATAGATAACTTTGGTATGGCGGGAACGCAATTTTTCGATTGCTACATTACCAGCCTGTATCACCACACACATCTGCTTGCCACATCGCAATACCTGTCTCAGCCATTCAGCCGGCCATCAGAGTGTATGGAGGTTTCAGGGGAACCAGTTCGCGGTGTACAGGTACATGCGGGAACCATTCAGGGATGGGATGATGTTCTTATTCATCTGCATGACTGTGGAAATATGAACTTTTACAGTACATATTTCGAAAGCCAGCAAGCATATGTAACTATAAATGGTGGTAATGCTATTGGTTATGGAGCACGTATGATAGCTTCCCGGCAATCAACAAGCTCATTACCATATGCAGCAGGGAATACTCGAGTGCTTAGAATGGTCGGGTGCTCTGAAGGCAATGGCGTTGACTGGGGTCCTGTATTTAACAACTATACAGGAGGAAGATATAATTCTGGAGACGGTGTATTTAACCCCCGCGATGCATTTATAGACCATAAATCTCTTCCTGAGCAGTCAGGAGGTGAGTCAAGACTCGTATCACAAAAAGGAAATGCCAGAGTAGTATGTGGTGTTGGTAAAACTGTACTGCTTGGACCAACGTCAGGAGATTGTAATTTACAGAGCAATACTGGAAGTTTAAATATTAGAAGTGGGATAAGAGTAAGAATCGGTCACGCTGATGGAACAGACTGGTGGTTGGCAGATGCTAATAAAATAGCTCCTGTTGATGATAATGTTAAAGCTATTGGACAGCCATCAAACAGATGCTCTGTTATCTATGCAGGAACCGGGTCAATCAATACGTCAGATGAAACTCTTAAAACAAGATATGATATTCTTAATGCAGAGCGTAATGCCGCTATTGAAATAAAGTCAGTCATCTATAAATTTAAATTTAATGACTCAATTAATCACAAAGGAATTGAGTCGTCCAGGTATCATTTTGGCGTTGGCGCTCAAACCGTAGGGGATATTCTTAGAAAGCATGGTTTAAACCCTGAGCAATATGCTTTTTGGTGTTACGATGAATGGCCTGACGTATGGGATGAAGAGGTGATAACTGAAGAGAGCACAGATCCTGATACAGGTGAGAAAATTTATTCTCAATATAAAACAGGAGATATGATTCTTGTAAAAAAAGCAGGAGGACGCTACGGAATTCGTTATGACGAATTAGCCATGTTTATATTAATGTCAATGTAATAATAAATGCAATAACCCCGAATAAAACAGCGGGGTTATTGTTATTATAATAATGCTCTTAACTTCTTAAATGATATTTATATGCACTTAGATTATTAAATCTATATTATGCCTGTTATTTATGTGTTCTGTTATATGTTTTGCAGGCACTGTTGGCAGCATTAAAGGAAATTGTATTTATGGCGAAATAGCTGGTATCGTGTTTTTATTGTGCGTAAAAATAACAGACTGCATATATTATTGTATAAAGTTTTGGAAATGAAAACACTCAAACTTACCGCTGTGGATATGTTTTGACCATCGCGAATTGGATTGGTAATATTGGGTAACAAAAAACCATAAATGGTTTATCATGCGTAATGCTTTACTGTTCAGGAGGTAGTTATGCATATAAACGGTGGAAAACATGTCAGCTCAACTAACCAGTGAAACTTTAAATCAGTGGCTTAGCATGAGTTCTTTGGCGGCAGTGATAGCAGGAGTTCCTCCTGAGGTTGCTTTGGGGTCTTTGGCTGGGGCGGTGATTTTTGTTACCTCTGCGGTAGAGTATCCCATTCGTCGTCGCGTGCTCTTGTCGATGCTTAGCTTTCTCTGCGGACTTCTATTCTACAAACCAGCAGCATCAATTCTTATCGGCATAGCCAGCCTGATCCCTACAATCACACAGGATTCTTTCGAGAAAGGGATTGTTTTCTCTGCCGGTGCATTTGTGTCAGCAATCGTCGCTGTGCGAATTGGGATCTGGCTCTATCACCGTTCCGATAATCCACGCGAGTTAATTCCGGGGAGAAAAGACGATGGTAACTCATGAGCTTTTTTTGCTTATCACCAATGCGGTTATTTGCGCCGGTATAGCAGTTCGAGTTGCCACATTTCGGAGAAACGGTTCTCAACACAGGCGATGGGGTGGGTGGCTTGCTTATTTCCTGATTGTTGCTGCGGCCAGCATTCCAGTTCGTGTCGCTTATGCAATCTGGTTACGCACGCCAATGGTTGTGGATTTATCTGAGGTCATTATCAACGCTGTCATGCTTGCTGCAGTCATTAAAACGCGCGGTAACGTAGTTCAGATTTTCAAAATAACGAGGTCTAAACATGGAGATTAAACAATTCCAGCGAGCTGCTGGTATCAGCGAGGAACTGGCCGCTCGCTGGTTCTCGCATATAACTTCTGCGATGAAAGAGTTTGGTATCAGCAAACCAGAAGATCAGGCAATGTTTATTGCTCAGGTCGGGCATGAGTCTGGAGGCTTCACCCGGTTGCAGGAAAATTTCAACTACAGCGTAACCGGATTGGCTAACTTCGTTCGGGCTGGGCGTCTCACTCAGGGGCAGGCTAATGCACTTGGTCGCCGTGCTGGTGAACCACCATTGCCACTCGAGCGCCAGCGCGCGATCGCAAATCTGGTGTACAGCAAACGCATGGGGAACAATGCCCCTGGTGATGGCTGGAATTACCGTGGGCGCGGGCTTATCCAGATTACCGGTTTGAATAACTATCGTGACTGTGGAAACGGTCTGAAAGTTGACCTGCTGGAGAATCCTGAACTGTTGGCGCAGGACGAATACGCGGCTCGTAGCGCGGCGTGGTTCTTCTCCAGCAAAGGTTGCATGAAGTATACCGGAGATATTGCACGTGTAACTCTGCTTATCAATGGTGGCCGGAACGGCATTGATGACCGGCGCGCGCGATACATCACTGCCAGTAAGGTGCTGGCGGTATGATCTGGGCATTCGCAAAAGCATACTGGAAACAGTTGGTTATCATGGCGATGCTTGCTGTTCTGGTCATATCAGGAGTTGTAGCCTGGAATGCACACGGCAGTCGTCAGTACGATGCCGGGTATGCGCAGGCGAAGGAAGACCGCAAAGCTGAAGATGAGATAGTTCGTCAGCACTACGAACAGGAGAAATCGATCAATGAACGTGAAGCGCAGCAGAGGATCGACCAGGCGCGCAATGATTCTCTTGATGCTGCCGCTCGCGCTGGCCGGTTGCAGCAACAACTCTTTGCCATCCGTGAGCAGCTCAGGCAGTATAACGCCATTGTCGGCGCTGGGACGTCAGCCGCAGACACCGGAGTTTTGCTTGCCGACGTGCTCAGCAAATCTCTCGAGAGAAACAGACAACTGGCAGAGTATGCTGACCGGGCAGCCGAAGCCGGAAGAGTCTGCGAAAAACAATACGACACCCTGACCAGATAGCATGGCATTTTTCATGGTACTGATTTCCGGTGACGGTATATAAAACGGTACTAGAAAAATGAAGTTTTGGAAAAATGTTATCACTCAATTGGTTATGATTGTCGTAAATAATTGAGTGGGAATGATTTGAACCCTGTACTATGAATGAACAAAACCCTCTGTTACTACAGAGGGTTTTTTATACTCACGAATCATAGGCTTGAAGTTACTGACATCGCTTAGTTAAACCAGCTGTCCGATTTGTTCTCTTCTGCTTTACCCACGCTTTTCATCAGATCGCGACCGCCTTCAGTCATATTTCTGTTTGCGTCAGCTTCAGATTGCACCACATCGGTTTGCGCAGCTTTGTGCTTCAGTTCCTGATCGATAAATTCGTTTTCGCGCTTAACGCGGGCTTCTTCTTTCGCCAGCGCCAGTTTTTGCTTCTGAATCTCTAAGCTACGTAGCTCATCTTCATAACTTTGATCGCGTTTTTTGTCCGCAGTGGCTTCGGCGTCCAGTTTATCCTGACGAGCTTTCTTATTCGCTGCTGCCGTTGCCGCTCTTTTATTAGCCGCGGCCTGGGCGTTTGCGCGACGTTGCTTCTCTTGCTGGATTTCCCTGTTGCGCTCCGCGACCCATTCGTCATGCTGCCTTTGCTCTTCATTTTTACCTTGCTGTTCCGCTTCTGCGACAGCCGAGAGTTGATCCTGCAATGATGAGGCGATAGCCGGATAGCTTAAGGAGGCTAAGATGGCGCAAAGAAAAACTTTCTTCATGACTCCTCCTGATTATTAGCTCTTTTCAGGACATTTGGTATTTGGCTGAATACGCGTTTCGTTATACGTCGTGGTAATAACAACGGCTAAACCTGTCGTAAACTGGCACTCTTTACCCACCTGGGTGGAGGTATACACTTTGGTGCCTTCCTTATATGTTAAAGAAACACCTTCCACTAAGGTTTTATCATTCACCATAGAACCCGCTGCTGCGCCAACAGCTCCGCCGCCAACTGCACCTGCTGTCGTTCCGGAATTGCTGCCAGACCCGACGTTGTGGCCGATAACACCGCCAGCGACAGCGCCAATAAGCGCGCCGAAGGCTTGTGCGTTCCGTTTATTTTGGGCGTTGTCTACGGCAACTTTTGCGGGAAGAATGGAAATAATATTAACGGTTTTAGTTTCTTGTTTGGTATTCAGTTGATCGGTTTGATAAACATCGGCGGCATGATCATCAGCATTTGACTGGCATCCTGCCAGAGTAAATGACGCTAACATTGCCACAGGCAGAAGACATTTTTTTAATTTCATCACTATTCCTTGTTATACACATTACGAAAAATAAGACATTTAAGATCATCAAAAGAGGAAAGTAAATGTATTGCGTATAAAG